GTAACTTACATAAGTTTCCAAGACGATCCATATAATATTCAATTGAACGCTATCATTGCAAACTTAGTTACTGATGAAGTAGATGGTGTGCAATTGATGGATGGATATTTTCAACGAACATTTACGCAGGATTTAGTTTATGGTCCTACACAAGCAGAGCGTCATACTTGGACATTTCAAATGACTCGCATGGAATTTAATACATAAAGCCAAACACAAGGAGAAATCAAATGGCAAGAATTACAGTAAACACAACAGGAACACAACCAATATTATTGGTTAGCACAAACATAGCAAATGCGGAAGCAAATGCTTTGAGCGTTACTTGCTTACAAGACGTAACAGTAACAAACTCAACAGGTATCTATTCATACACCGACTTCTGTTCTGGTGATATGAACAAGATTACTACACCAGCTGACAATGAAATCAGCACTAATATGGTGCTTGATGGAACAGTATACTTTGGTAACGCAGCCTTAGCAAACACTACAGCAGCTTTCTATGGTGTTGCAGGCCTAAGCGAAAACAAAGTAAACATTGCTTGGAAATTGTATTTGAATGGTAACGCTAACGGCGCATTCTACTACACTGGCACAGGTTATATTTCTAGTTTAGCTCCAACAGTTGCTCCAGAGAATCCAGTATGGATCTCTCCAATGAGTATCGCTGTTGATGGCTCTATCACTAGTGGTGTTGTTTAATTAATTAAGCAAACATAAGAGGGGCTTCGTGCCCCTTTTTTTATAAGCGAGAAACAAATGAATGAACACGACGTATGGTTAAAGACCAAAGAAGAAAAACTACGTAGTTTAATTGCAGATGAGGCAAAGATGATGCCAATGCTTGACAGTTTGCAAGCAACGATTAAACAACTAAAAGCAAAACAACAATTTCGTCTAGCATTGTTAAATCAATTACTAGAAGATGAAATTGATAATGAATAAATACAATGTAATAATTTAACAAAGGAATCAACAAATGAAATTATCTCAACTTACCGCAAAACCCCAACTAATAGACGTTCATATAGATGACGAAGATACCGTTAAAGAATTTGGTGAACCAATTGAATTCTGGACATGGGATCGTCAACCTATGGATGTGTTTATGAAGCTAGCAAGCGCATCAAATACTGATACTCAAAATATTATTGGTATCGTTCGCACACTTATCCTTGACGAAAAAGGAAAAGAGATATTGAAAGATGACGCTATGTTGCCAACACATGTACTAATGAAAGCGATTGGAAAGGTGACGGAACTATTGGGAAAGTAACATCAGACAATATTGATCCTAAATCTGAAAAGATGGCGATTATATTAATGATTGATTCACTAGGTAAGCGTTATGGTATGCTTCCTAGTGAAGCATTAGAAAGAGGTAATACATTTGATTTGTACATTATGGATGCGGCACTTAGTTTTGAAAACTTCCATCACAAGAAGTCTATGAACAATGGAGTTGATCCTCTTCCAGAGTACACACCTGATGAATTGCTAGCCATGTTTAATAAGAATAAGGAACAATAATGTCTGTAACACTTACCGTTAATACCATTACAAGTAGTTTAAAAAAGATTCAACGCAATCTTACTAAACTACCCAAAGAAGCCTTTACTGAATTTGTCAAAGAAACACCTATTAGATCCGGTAATGCTAGACGTAAAACTAAATTAAGTGGTAATAAGATCGTAGCAGGTTATGCTTACGCTCAAAGATTAGATGAAGGCTACAGCCCACAAAGTCCTGATGGTATGAGTAAACCAACAGAACAGTTCATCAAAAAGCGCATGGCACAGATATTAAAAGGAAAATAAGATGGCAGATTTAAGTTACACCATTGATGTAAACACAACACCCGCACAAAGAAACATAGACAATCTTAATAAAAAACTTGCGGGTGTAACAACTGCCTTTGACAAATTAAAAAGCGCATTAGCCGGCATAGCATTAGGAGCAGTTATTGGTAGAGCAAATCAATTTGCTGATGCCATGCAAGACATTAGCGATGCGACTGGTATTGCTACAAACGTTATAATGGGTTTTAGCAGTGCGGTGCTAGAAAACGGCGGTGATGCAGAAAAAGCAAATACAAGCATATTAAAATTTGCACAATCAATCGGAGATGCCGCAGAAGGTGGCAAAGAAGCACAATTAGCATTTCAAAAAGTAGGCATTACATTAGAAGATTTAAGAACATTAAGTGAAGCTGAACTATTACAAAGAGCAATTCAAGGCATAGGTAAGTTAGATAGTGCGACAGAACGTATGGGCGCACAAGTCGCATTGTTTGGTAAAAACGCACGTGCCATTAACTTCCAAGGTGTAGCAGGTGGAATGGGTAGCGCAGTTGCCGGAGCAACACAATACGCAACAGCAATTAAAGCAGGCGCAGATGCTCAACAAGCATTAGAAGTTAATTTAAAGAATTTAACTATGGCATTACTAAGTGTCATAGAACCATTAAACAAAATCGTCGGTAGTGTTAACATATCAATTAGTGCTTTTGAAAGTTTAATTAAAGTTCTTGCGTACGCCGCAGGCGCATATCTAATATTCACTAGAGGCTTAGGCGCTGTTAAAACATTAATGGATGCGTTGTCTGTATTGTTAAAAACACAAGGTGGTTTATGGGGTAGAATATCTGCTCAGATAATGCTAATGGTTGGCGCACTTCTTAGTATATACAAAGGATTGGGCAGAGCAACCGGTGCGGTAGCCGGTGGCACTAGCGCATTGTTCAGTTTTTCTGCGGCTATAGCAGGTGTGTTAAGATTTCTTCTACGATTCACAGGTGTAGTTGGTATCATTATGGCTGTCGCAGAAGCAGTTAACTTCTTATCAAAACAATTCTTTAACTTTGATATAGTTGGAGCAGCCACAGATAAACTAAAACAGTTTTATGAATACGCTAAAAAAGTTACTGGCTTAGGACAAGTAGAAGGCCCTCAAGGTCGCGGCGGTTATACTAAAGGTGATATAGCCCGTATGGAAGAATATTCCAAAACGTTAGAAGAAAACAAACGAAAAGCCCGCGAAACACAATCATATTTTGAAAAACAAGAAATAGCACTAAAAGCAGGTGTTGCCCAGTTCTTAAGAGCTAATGAACAAGCCGCTAAGATGATTGACTTTGAAGCAACAATGGTTGGTAAAACAGAAGACCAAGTAGAGATGCAAAGAGGTCTTAATGACTTAACTGCCAAATATACTGATGAGATTCAGAAATTAAAAGATGCTAAGAAACAATTAGGCACTGATGAAACAGAATTGCGTAAAATATATGATGGACAAATTGCATCATTAGAAAAGAATAAACAAGCAGATTTAGCCCGTCTTACATCAAGTATCACTGGATTACAAACAGTAAGAAATGCTGAGGCTGCAAGATTAAATTTGCTTGAGGCTACAAATCAACAATTAGAAAAACAGGCTTCTTTAGAATCTCAAATGCGTGATGCTGTAACTAACATTCAGCGTTCATTGGAAGATGCTCAGATTGATAACATTGCTAACAGTTATGAACGCGGCATGGCAAAAATCAAAACAGATACTGAAAAAGCAGTAGCCGATATTCGAAAACAATTTGAAGGAATGATTGACGAATCTACAATGGATCCGGCAGCAGTACAACAATTGAATGAAGCACTAATTGCAATGGAGCAAAAATTTTACGCAGTTGGTAAAGCAAGAGAGGCAGCATTCATGAAAGACAATCCGCAAACATTTGCAGAAGGTTGGCAAACTGCATTCTCTAGTTACATGGAGAATGCGACTAATGCCGCTAAGATCGCAGGAGAACAATTCAACGCAGTTACAAGTGGTATGAATAGTGCTATTGATAAGTTTGTTGAGAATGGTAAGTTTAGTTTCAAAGATATGGCTAATAGTATCATCAAAGATTTACTAAAGATTGAATTAAAGAAACAAGCGGCATTTGCCTTAAGTGGAGCAACTAGCTTCTTAGGTTCATTGTTTGGTGGCTTCTTTGCTAATGGTGGACAGCCCCCAGTAGGTAAAGTAAGCGTTGTAGGTGAGAAAGGTCCTGAATTGTTCGTACCAAGAACAGCAGGAACAGTTATACCTAACAATCAATTAGGTGGAGGTAGTCAAACTATCAATAACAATTATGTTTATAACGTATCAGCAATTGACGCTAGAAGTGTTGCTACATTCTTTGCTGAGAATCGTAAAACAATGTTGGGCACAATACAAATGGCTCAAAAAGAATTACCATATGGTAACAGATAAGGAATAAAAGATGTCAGGTTTACAAACAATTATCAATGCAAGTAATGGTCTACAGATTGACCGTCGTAAAGTAGTTGGTATACAATTTACACGAAACGAGATTCCTAGAGTAAGTCAAACACCTACGAAGAATCCGTGGAAGTTTACACTAGATGTTCCAAACAGTTTTCGTTATAGTCAAGGTCGTGCATTGATGGAAGCACTTGATACCTTAGATAGAATTACACCACAAATAGTTACGTTTAGCAATCTAGCCGCATTCAATTGGATGTTTAGATATCAAGGTGCAATGACTAGTGGTCAATTAGCAACGATAACTGTTACTAGTTGGGTTGGCAACACACTAACATTAAACGTTAGTGGTATCACTGCGGCAAGTACAGCAGTTATATTTCAACCCAACGATCTAATACAGATTGGATCATCAAACGAATACCCTTACCCGTTCACATCAACTACACAAGTATTACGTGGTAGTGGATCGACTGTAGTTGTTACAACAAGCAGACCAAACATACTTACTGGTACACTAGCCGGTGAAGGTATCATCGTTGGTAACAATTGTCAGTTCAACATGTTTTGTCCTAACATGCCAACATATAAATTAATAGTAGGTGGTTATGTAGGTACTGGCACAACTACAACTAACAATGCATTGCTTGAATTTAGTGATGCTTTCGAACTATATGAATTTGTGGGAGATGCATAATGGAAAATATTCCAGCAGTAGCAGGCAATAAGCCATTAGTCATCAATGCTGAGTTTGTTAAACTTACAATCTATAACGAGGCAAGCAATATAGCAAACACGAGTGTTTATACTTTTAGTAGTGCATACCAAGAAGAAGAAATCGACGGTCAATTTTATACACCATTAGGTGGACTACTTGCAGTTGGTGTACAACAGCGTGACCTTCGCACAACAAGCGCAGATACTTCAATTACATTAAGTGGAATCGATGGTAACAACATCTATATCGCATTAGGTACAAAGATTAAGGGTAGTAAGCTTGAAATTATTAGAGGTTTCTACAATAACAATTACGTATTGTCAAACACTGCACCTCGTTTTACGGGCATTATTACAAGTTATAACATTGCAGAAGATTTGGCTTTAGTTGAAGATACAGACAACTTTACTATCACAGTTAACGCAAGCAGTTTTAAGAACGTGTTAGAAAATCGTATCGCTGGTCGTAAGACTAATCCAGCAAGTTGGCAAGTGTTTAATAGTACTGATAGTTCAATGAACAACATATATTCTATTAGCGATCAAAACTTTGACTTTGGTAAAGCACCATTGAAGAAAGCAAGTACAAACAGTACGGCAACTCAAGAAAGTGAAATTACTGGTCAAAGTACTCAAAATTATTTTGACGGTGGAGGATAACAAATGAAAGTTAGATTAGCAAATAAATTTGATTTACCTATCGTTTTAGATATGTTGCGTAATTTTCGCAATCATACACCTATTGATATCATGCGTGAATGCAACAATGAAGAATACATTAACAAGTTATTTCATCATGTTATTTTAGGTGGTGGCATCGCATTGATTGCTGAAGATAAAGATGTAGCCGGTATGATAATTGGTGTGAAGGATCAAAACGTATGGGATCCAGAAGTTAAAGTATTGCGTGAACTTGTATATTGGGTAGAACCACAATATCGTGGATCTACAGCTGGATATAAATTGTTATTACGATATAATAAATTAGCGCAAGAATTAGTTGATGAACAAAAAATAAACATGTACACAATGACTAAAATGGTAAACAGCCCAGATTTAGATTTCTCTAGATTTGGTTATAAAAAGACTGAAGAAGTCTGGGTAGCAGGAGTATAAGATGGCAATTTTTACAGCAGTAGCAGCCGCAGTTAGTGCGGCAGTAGGCGGAGGAATCTTTGGCGCAGTCGCGGGATTTGCGGCTCGCACATTATTGACAATCGGCATCACTAAATTAGTTGCTAACAAAGCAGGAAAAACAGCCGCTGGTACAGGTGACGCTGGTAGTCGTGTTCAATTACCACCAGCAAGTAACAACAAACTATCAGTAGTATATGGTACAGCATATATGGCTCCAATCATCACTGACGCAAAGATTAGTGAAGACCAAAAAACTATGTGGTACGTTTGCTCATTAGCTGAAGTCACAGACACAGGTAGTTACACATTTGGTGATATTTATTGGGCTGGAAAGAAAGTTGTATTCGATGGCACTGATACCGCAAAAGTTATTAGATTAGAAACTAATAGTGATCCAGTGCAACTAGATGAAGCAGTTAATGGTAAAATTTATATCTACAAATTTCCTAATGGATCTGCAAGTGGTATTAGTACAGGTGGCAGTAACGCAATTACATTATTGAGTGATGCATCTATTGCTACGGACCAACGTTGGAATGGTCCTATCTATACAACCGGTGGACAAAGTGCTGATATGACAGATACAGCGTTTGTAATTGTTAAAGTTAGTTTTGATAGAAACGCTGGAACTGAACGATTAGAGCAAATGAGTGTTGAATTGACTAACAGCTTAACTAAACCAGGTGATGTATTAAATGATTACATGAACAATAGTCGTTATGGTTGTGCAATATCTGCTAGTAATATTAATAGCGCAAGTATTACAGAATTAAATGACTATAGTGACGAATTAATTGATTACATTCCAGTAGGTGGTGGAACAGCAACACGACCAAGATATCGTATTAATGGTCCTGTCAACACAGGTCAAAACTGTCTTAATAACCTGCAGGAATTAGTTGATGCATGTGACAGTTGGTTACAGTATAGTGAATTGACAGGTCAATGGACAATCGTTGTTAACAGACCTTATGATTGGGATGGCACAACAATTGGTGATTTATATCAAGTAACCGATGATGTATTGATTAGCGGTATCAACGTTAACCCAATTGATTTAAACAACGCATATAATCAGCTTGAAGTACAGTTCCCTGACAATCAAGTTAACGATCAAACAAACTTTAAGGTTATAAACTTAATAGACTTTGCTCCAGAAGTTATAAGCCCTAACGAACCAGAGAACAAGCTAACAGTTCAGTTCCCTCAAGTTAATAGTTATTTGCAATCAACATATCTTGGATTGCGTAGAATGCTACAAAGTCGTGAAGATTTAGTTATTGACTTTACATTAGACTATAGTGGTATACAAGTGCAAGCTGGTGATGTGATTACAGTACCATTTGTACCATATGGTTGGGAAGCGTTTAACAGTGGTTATGGTAAACTATTCCGTGTATCGCAAGTACAAGAAGCTAAACTAGATGATGGCAGCTTAGGCGCACGTATTACTGCGTTTGAATATAATGCTACAGTCTATGCTGATGATCCAATACAAGACTTTGTTGAATCAAGCAACACTGGACTAACTGATCCAAATATCTTTGATAGACCAACTACTCCTATAGTATTGAATGGTCCTATTGCTAACGGTGCAATCAATTACTTCACTGTAAGCAGTAACGTACCAACATCGGGCACTACATTGTACATGGATTTCAACGTTGGTAATAGTAGTAATTTACAAACACATGAATCATATAGTAGTGTACAGATCGGTGATGGTACACCATACAGTGCAAATAGTACAGTTACAATTAACGTTGCTGACCTGGATCCAGGTACTTACTATTGGAGTGCTACTGCACGTAATGATATTGCCGGGCGTCAAGGTAATAGTAGTGCGGGCTTTACATGGATAGGACCTAGTGTAACCGATTACAAGCTTAATACCTTTGTCTGTGCAAATAGTACCGGTAATGTTGTCACTACAGTAGAATCTACAGCCAACGTTAGAGCCGGAATGAGTGTTATTGTAACAGGTGGTACCGGTGCAGTCGCAGCCAACACACTAGTTACCAATGTTCTTAGTTCTAATACATTCAGTATAAATCCAGCTCCAACTACTGCATTCAGTTGCGCAACATTAAAAGTCGGTGGCGGTGGTATTACAGCCGCTCAATTAAACCCAAGCGTTGGTACAAAAACTAGTATTGGTGGAACTAATTTTAGTATTACTCAAACTAATCCTGGAACATTGCCTGTTAGCGTCACAAGTACCTCAACAAGAAACATACCAGTATATATAGATGGCACAAGCATAAGTGCTAATAATATATTTCCATGGTTTCAAGGTACATCAAGTGTCTCATCTGGCACTAGCGGAAACAATTTCTATGGTGCAAACAGTACAGGTATGTTTACACCCAATGATGCGCAACTATTATTAATTGATGATGGTGATGATAATTGGTATAAAGTTATATTTGATAGCTTCCCCGCAGGTACAATGACTAATGACGATCAATATAGTTTTAGTGGTGGTTTAAACGTTGTAGCAAATGCTAATTGTACTATACAAGTCGCAACTGGATTTAGTGACAATACTATACCATATTTTCAATGTGAGACCGGCGCAATGCAAACTGTAATTCTAACAGCCAATGAAGTTAGGCAGTTAGGTTTTGATAGATTTTACTTTGGCGCCTCAGCAAGTTTTGATGGTAGCGCAGTATTTGTAAGAAATATTACTTCGGGTGCTAGAGTATACATATATGGTGGATCATTGGCATCAACCAAATCACCGTTCGCATACTTTTAAAAAACAATAAATAGAATATAAGGAAAACAAAATGAGTTTACTATTAAACGGCGCAAAGACGATCACAATCGCTGGCACAGAGATGCAGTGTATAGAGATATATACAGGAGAAGCATACACGTTCCCATTTGCATTTACAGACAGTGTTGGTAATGCAATCAACACTACTGGATGGACATTAGGTACTACTGCAAAATTTTATGTTGCTGATAACGTAATTTATAACAATGATAACATCTCTACTCAAATAGATGTAGGTAACTTAACATTAATTAGTCCACAGCCAAGTATTGGTTCTGGTACGTATAGTGCTAACTTAACCGCAGTGTTTACTACTCCTGCAACTGGTACAGGTTATTTGTATATTCCTGCTAATTTGACTGGTGGTACAGGTAGCCCGAATGCTACTCCAATTATAAATTTAGCAAACAGCGCGGCAAATACAAACATTGTAGTGGTTACAATGAGTGTTACTAGAACAGACGCATTAAGTAGCTTACCTAGTATTAGTCGTGAACCAATTGGAATGATTGTGAGATATCAATAATGTCTGACGTAAACTTAAATTTTGTTGTTGAAAATAACAGTATTGACTTTACTGTTCAACCTAACGATATAACAATAACGCCTGAAGAAATTCAGTTGACATTTAATACAAGTAGTCAATTAAATGCAGGTGGTAGCAATACGCAACTACAATATAACAATGGTAATTTATTAGCAGGAATACCTACTGCGACATATAATGGCTCAAATTTATCACTAGGCAATGTAGGAAACATTAAGATTACAGGTGGTACTAACGGCTTTGTATTGCAAACAGATGGTACTGGTAATTTAGATTGGACAGCACAAACTGGCGGCGGTGGTAATGGCAGTCCCGGTGGTAGTAACACACAAATTCAATACAATGATAGTGGGTCGTTTGGTGGCAACGTAGGATTTACATTTAATGAAGTTACTGGTAATGTCGCTATACCCGGTAACTTAATTGTAACAGGTAATATATCCGGGGGATTTGTTGTTGCAAATGCAAACTTTGCTAATTACGCCGGTAATGCCTTTAGCGTAAGTGGTAGTAACGTTAGTGGAGCAGTTGGATTAGCGACATTTGCAACTACAGCCAATGCTGTAGCTGGTGCAAACGTAAGTGGTGAGGTAAACTTTGCCGCAACAGCAAATGCAGTAGCAGGTGCTAATGTAAGTGGTGTTGTTGCAAATGCCAATTATAGTTCATATGCTAACATTGCCGCAAGTGCAAATAGTGTGGCAGTAGCCAATGTCAGTGGTATTGGTAATATTGCAACTATCAACTTAGATGGTTCTAGCTCAAATGTATTGTATGGTAATGGAATATTTAGTGCTATAGATACGTCTTTAATTTCAAATGGTAATAGCAGTGTAAGAATTGATACTGTAAATGGCCCTGTACAAATATTTTCAAACTCCACAGTTACGCCTGTAGCTAATTTTTTAAGTAATGGTCATATGACTGTTACTAATAGTATTAATACTACTAGATATATTGTTAACTCTGGTGGTAATATATCTTTTAATGATGGTATAGTTAGACTTCAGACCGGTGCAAATGTAACAGGTGGAAATGCTCAAATTGTTATAGGTGCTAATAATCCAGGAAATGCAGACTTTGCTATAGCTATAGGTAATAATACATCTACACTAGGTGCTAATAGTATAGCTATAGGTCGTGGTGCAACAGCTAATTTAGAATCAGTGGTCATAGGTTTAAATGCTGGCACAGGCGCAGGTGTAAATCGTAGAGTAGTCTCAATAGGAGTTAGCGCCGGTGGCGGTAGTAATGGAGGCAGTTTTCTTAGTGGTGTTGCTGTTGGGTATAATGCTGGTCAATATCAACAAGGTGGTGATGTAATTGCAATCGGTGGATCAGCAGGTAATATTCAAGAAGCCGGCGCAATTGCAATTGGTGGTGCGGCGGGTAATGTACAAGACACCGGAGCAATAGCTATTGGTTTTGCTTCAGGAGCTAATCAAGGTCTTAAAAGTGTTGCAATTGGTCAATGGGCAGCACAAAATAATCAAGGCAATTTTAGTATAGCCGTTGGTGCCAACGCCGGTCCCTCTAATCAACATGTTAATACTACGATTTTAAATAGTACCGGAGCCGATTTAAATTCTACACAAGCAAATAGTTTATTCATTAAACCAATCAGAGATGTTACTGGTAATGCCGCGTTTACTGTAACATTAAAATATAATCCTACTACAGGAGAAATAGGTTATGTTTAAAGCATAAATACAATATCACATACACGAAAGAGTGCGAGGTAGTAGTCTTTCGTCACAATGCGAGATAGCAAAGGAAAACATTATGGCAAAGTTTGCCCAAAACACATTAAACCAAGTCGCGGGCTTTGATGCTCAAATACTCGCACAAAATCTAATTTATAACCAAAAAGATTTCTGGAACTTCGAATGGTCAACAATCACAAGTTACACTAGTGGTTGGCAGACTGGCACAACACCAGTAGACTTAACGGGTGCAACAATCGATGCACAAATCATTCGCAGAGAAATCACAGAGTTCCATGATAGTCGCACTGGACTAGACTTTCAGATACATGACTATCCAATTGTCCCACTTATTACAGCAGTCACAGCAACAACTACAAGCACAAATGTGTTAACTTGTACGACTACAGACGATATGTTTGTTGGCATGCCAGTAAGATTCACTGGTGTAGTATTCGGTGGCGTAGCAATTAACACAACATACTTTGTTAAAGAAATCATAACAAGTACAACATTTACAATCAGTGACACAAGAGGTGCAGCACCAACATACACAGTTGGATCTGTATTTGCATTGACTACAGCAAGTGGCACAATGAATATGGTTCGTGTTTCACCAAGCCCAATCAATCTAACAATTACAAATGTAGTAAATGCGGCAGGCACATTCACATTAAGCTTTGATGATGCTACATGGGCAGTCATTGCAGGTGATCC